CACAATGGCAGCTGCTGTTTGTCATCCAGTGTGCCAAGGCTGGTCAGAATACCCTTGCACAGACCATTGATATCCACTTCGATGGTCTTCCCTCGGTTGGCCTTTACATGGCCGAATGTTGTCAGTTTGAATGTTTGTCTGTTTGTCATGTTGTTATCTCTCCAATAAGTCATCAATCAGACCACTGTTGACCAGCTGTGAACCAATCCATTCACTACACTGTGGAACAATGGCATTTCCCAAGGCCTTCAATCTGTCCACCCGATTGGGAATCCCATCATCCACTCTACAAACTGCGGATGGAGCCTGATATTCTTTCCAGTAATTCCATTCTGAATGGCTTGTTCTCCAATGACTGTGTTGAGACAGCGATGATGTTTCCCGGATTGTCTGCTGGAGCTGGTTGGGGTATTCTTGGAATCGTTTGCAACCGGGGTTGGCAGCATCCCTTGAAGAATCATGTACATCAATGGTCTTCCGCCTTGTGGATATCTTGTCTTGTGTTCTGAACCTGTTGCTGTTGGTGTTGGTAGCAGTCCATCTGCTGTCTGAGATGCTTTGGGGATATGCCACTGCGAACCATCTGTTTCTTCTGTGGGGTGCTCCACATTGTGCAGCTGATATAATTGACCATTGACAGTCATACCCGATTTGGGCAAGCGATCCAATGACATCGGTTCCACCCACAGAAGTGATTGCTGCGACATTCTCCAACACAATGATTCTTGGTTCCAGTATGCCAATGATTCTGTGCATTTCCCACCAAAGACTCGATTTATTTCCTTCATGAATACCTCTTTGTAATCCTGCGATTGATATATCTTGGCAAGGGAATCCACCACACAGGATATCAATGGGCTCCACTTGATTGTTGATTGTTCTGACATCATCATAGATGATTGCATCTGGCCAATGTTTGGCCAATATCTTTTGACAGAATGCATCTTGTTCACACTGCCAGACAGTCTTGCTACCGGGTATCGCTCTTTCCAATCCCAGTTCAAAACCACCTATTCCACTGAACAAGCTGCCTATCTTTATTGTTTGTTTGTTTGTCATGTTGTCCTCTAGTTGTCTTCTTGCATGGTGTAGATTCTCCATTGGGTGTGTGGTTCTTCAGCCTTGGAACAATACCAGTCTTCTGCAACCACTTGGACCACTTGATTGTCATCCACCCACACTTCAGCCTTGGTCAGCACATCCAGAACCATCTTGATCAGATTGTCAATGTCTGGCTTGGTGACCTTTGGGATTCTGGCTGCTGTGTCTCTTTTGCGGTTCAATCTCTGTGGTCTCTTGTGGCAGAAGGTGACAGACAGCTTGATTGGGCCTGTCACTTGTTCTTCAGTAGCTTGAATGGCATCCAGCATGGATTGTTGATATTCTCTGCTCTTTTTGGGTGTATATGCACCGAATCTGCTCATTCTTGGTCTACCCAATGCCACTGGGTCTGCATGGAATGTTCCTTGGCTGTGTAGTATCCACATCATCTATTAAACCCTTGTTCTGTTGCTATTTGGTCACACCATCGTTGGAACAATGTTTGACCATCTTCACCACCCAGTATCTGGGCAATGGCTTTCAGATAGTGATAGTCCGGATATGATTCACCACGAATCCACTTGTGGATGCTGAATCTGGAACATCCAACAATGTCTGCAATGCCTTGGATGCTGTGGCAGCTGGCTTGGATGGTTGCTCGGAAGATGATATTGAACTTCAGCTTCTGTAGTTCCAAGATTTTTTTATGTGCCCAATCAACACACACTTGACTGTCTTGGAAGTCAATGTGACTGTAGACTGTGCCTTCATGGGTCAATACTGCTTCCCAGACATAGCAAGTATATTCTGGGTGCCAGTATCGCTTGACAATGCCTACCTGAGCACCATCGAAGTAGATGTCAATGTTGTCAATGCTGTCTCCAAACTGTTTGCGAGCTGCAGTTCGGCCATGTCTTCTGATGTAGTCTCTGATTTCTTTGTTCATTGTGAATCTCCAAGGAAGTTTGTTGATATATATGAGACTTCACAGTCAACCACAATTGTCACTCTGTACATCCAGATTCCAGTCATAGTTCCCATGTTAAACTCATGTACTGCTGCAAGTGTAGTATTTGATACAAAGATCGAATCAATCAATGGATTGTTCATCATGGTTTTACAGATTTTCTCAATCTGTGTGACATCTATTGAATCTAAGATTTGATCTTGTGTGATATTGAAGTCTGGTCTGGATGTCTTCCAGCTGACTGGAACTGTTAGATTCAGACTGAATTTTCTGCCTTCATCGAATCGGTTTAGTTGTATATTGTTCATTGTGTTTTCTCCTAGATGTACATGAATGTTTGTTGTATTTTGATCAATCGGCCATTCTTATTGTTGGTGGCCAACAGTGCTGACCAATCATCATACTTTGACAGCTGCCGAATCCAATGTTGGGCTGCTGTTCTCGTGTGGAATATCTTGGTCAATACTTCACTGTCATGGTCTGCTTTGTAGATTGCAATGTGCAGTTCTGTGATTCTCATAATGCACCACCATTGACCAATGTGGCAATGTATGCCAACAGTTTGAATGAAGGGAATATCAGCATAGCCATTCCCAGTGCCATGATTGCTTGTCCAATGGTTTGTCCAAGTGCGGTTGATTGTTGTTTGTTCATTTTGAAGTCTCCTTGGCTTCGAGTTGTGTTTGTATTGCGATTAATAGATTTAGCATTCTACCGATTTTTCGCAGTTCTTCTAGGTCTTTGCTTTGGTATGCTGTTATGGCTTGCGCTTCCAGCTGCTTGATGTACTTTTGAATGGTGTCCATTGTTTGTTCCTTGTTATTCTAGCTTGATTACTAGTGTTTATATATATGCACAGTTTATTATGCAGTGTCAACATTTATTTTGTGTTATATTGTCAATATGACTGATTATCCGATTATGACAGTACAGCAGCGCATGACATATGGTGAACGGAACTTTCTCCAGTATGTGAAGCCAATGGTGCAAGATGCTTTCCCCGGTACTTGGTACAGCTGCAATGGAACAGAACTGGACACTGACCATGGTGTTGATTTCATCATTGTGAATGGTGCTCAGGTCACCACTATTGCTGCCAGATGTTGGATGGCCTATCCACAGTCACACTTTGCACTGAGATGGAGAAGAACCGGCCAGATTGACAGGCATCTGGAACTGGATACCAGATTGCATGCATTCAAGACTGGTGGTCTGATGACTGATTGGACCATTGAAGGCTTCCATTGGGAAGGCAGATCATATGTAGCTGCAATACCCACCCAGAAGCTGTTTGCACATGTTGACAAGTTCTATGATTGCCTTCCAACCTTCGAACTGTTTAACCAAAACAAAGACAGTGTATTCTTCAAAAGAGTGCCATTCTTAAGAGTCCATGATGATGTTATCAAGTTTATTGGCCCTTGTCCTGTAAGCTGTTCTTGATATCCTTGACATCATCTTTGATGACATCCACTTCACCATTCAAGTCACGAAGTGACATGTTTAATGTCTCCAGTCCTTCACGGTACACCTTGCGGTCTTCATTGTGTGAATCAATGATGTTGTCAATCTGTTTCATGTGTCTGTCCACCCAGACTGGCAGATGTGTTGCAACCCATCTTCCAATGTAAAAGATGGCCGCAATGCACAATGCTAAAGCTGCCACGGGGCCTGTTAAGACTTGAATAAACGTTTCTTCACTCATTACACCAATCATCTTTTGCTCCAGCTGTCCAACCCCTGTGCCATTCCAATTGCAATCTGAGACATTCCGAATGGTGTCAATAGGTCTGTGTGTGTGTCCATGAATATCGGTTCGCAGCAGATGGCAATGGGCTTGCCAACATTCTTGATGGTGTGCCAAGCGTTCTTTGTCCAGTCATCTGGCTTGGCTGCAATCACCTTCTGCTTCTTGACTGTGATCACCCTGCCAAGATTGGATGCCAATGCAGCTGCGAGTTCTTTTCCTTGGGTGGATATGTGATGGTGGAAGAATGCACCATAATCACCACCACCAGCATTCAGATGCATGGCCAGATATACCATCTTGATGTCATCGAATCGGCCTGAATAGTCATTCACTCTGATGTGGCGTTCAGTGTAGGAACCATCACTGATGGGAATCACTTGGTGTCCAAGGTCCAACAATCTCTTTTCCAACATCAATGACAGATACCCGGTCCAGTGTGCTTCTTGTTCATCACTGGATATCTGGCCATCTTGATTGATGTCCACACCTGCACCACGGTCATCAACCTTGGATGGCTTGCCTGCATGCTGTCTGTCTATGAATACTAACATGTCTATAATCTAGCACAATACAAGTTCCATTTACACAAGTCTAGGATTGACCAAGGGATTCGATTCAAGATGCAGTATGAACCGCCATTTTCCATCTGTCCACGACTTGGACACCACTTGACACTTGTGTTCATTCAATCCGAACTGTGAGCTGGTGAATGCAATCACATCACCCACTTCAAGATATCCGAATGCTGGGAATGCTGATATCTCGATTCCATAGGCACCAAGACCACTGATTCTGATAACATCTCGTGCAATCCGATATGCTGTGTTCATATCCCAGACAAAAGGCAGTTCCAGAACTGTTTCACGAAGTCCAAACCGACTATATGACAAGTCTGATACCGGGTCTTTTGCCAAGAATGGATTCACATCTTTGCTGGAGACTGTTGGGTCAATCACAATGGTGGACAGATAGTGATTGTTCTGGCCTTCATAACAGAACTTTACTGTGACCTTGTTGATGGGCTCGATGGACAATGGCTGGAGACCAGTCACAATGTCAAACATTCCAGATTCTGTGATGTAGAATGATGGGTTCACTTCTTCTGATTGGTAGTACAGATTCAATCTTGGTTCAAGTCCAGCTGGTCCATTGAACACTTCGATTGGAAGATATTTGATCAGATTGTCTTGCAACCACTCCAATGCAATCACTTCTGGGTCATTCACATATCCAGCGAACTTGTAACGGTTCAACACTGGTCTCAATCCCTCCCATGCTGACCGATTGAACTGGAGACCAGTCAGTTCCAGAATGTAGATGCAAAGATTCCCTGCCAGATTGAGTGACTGTCCTGTGATTGGGTCCTGACTACCTTCACCATGATTGGCCCAAGATGCCCAGAATGTTTGGTCTTCATCTAAAGCTGGCACAAAACCATTATCCACCAAGACACTTCCAGATTGGTATCTGGCATAACTATACAGAATACCATCTGCATTGGTTGCAGTGCGGACATAGTCTGTGAAGTATCCACCATCTTGGTCATATATGGTGATTCTACCTGCATCGACTTCACCCATTGCCAGAATCAATGTGATTGCAAGACTGGCACCACTTCCAGATGTGTCTATGATGTATGTGGGTGTGACCTTGGCATCTTTGACCACTTCATATGATTTGCTGGTGTCTCTGATGAACCATGCACCCAATGCACCGAAAACGAATGGAACATATTTGCCAACCGGGTACTGAATCATTCTTCCAAGTGCAGCTGCACGTTGGTCCAATCCCGGAAACACAAAAGGATCAATTTCAAAACTGTTGGCCAGCAGCTTTCTTTTGGTGACATTCAAACCATTCTCAATCGCAAAGATGATATTGCCTTTGGGCTTGGTGGGTGTTCCAATGATTGGGTCAATCACCTTCCCTGCGAACAATGGCACCTTGTCTTGTTCTGTGAATGTTGTCTTGCCATCTGAGACCATCACCATGGACAACACAGCTGGTGATTGTTCCAGTGTTCGATTTGCCAACCATTCTGCAATCCAGTCCACATCATCAAACACCAGTTCCAATGACACTGTGTTGGAATCAATGTTGAATCCAACAATCTCGGTCTGTTGTTCAATGCTTGGATCACCTAGACCACCATTGTATCTGTGCAGCTGTCCTGTAGCTGGGTCTTGGATGTCAATGGGTATGGTGCTGAACCGATATGGCTTGCCAAGATACTCGACTGTCAACAGATAGCACAGTTCTTTTCCTTGGATGTCTTCTGGATGCAGTCTCATTATTCCACCTCAATCAATGTCACTGTGGCCAATCTGAACATCTCATCCTTCTCTTCTTCTCCAATCACAGATTCCAAGGTCACACCACCAGACAATCTGACCAGTGAATGATTGTAGTACCGATTGAAGACAAAGAAGCCATCTTCATCTTCATCTTTGGGAATGGCTGGCAGGTACACCACTGGCTTCTGTTCACTGAGATATTGCGCAATACCCAACATACCAAACACTGCATCACCATAATTGGCCACTGGCATGGTGTCAGCTGCTTGACTGAACTGCCAAAAGTCTGGATTCAGTTCATAGATGCTGCGACTGTCCACAGGTTCTGTCCATGCCACTTGGAATGTCCTGCGACCATCAGACATCTTCCGTGCGTAATACATGCCATCATTGGTGGTGTATGATTGAACATTGGAATCATAGCTGATTGACCGGCCACGTTGGTATTGTGGAGCCATGAAGTAGATTGACCCAAAGACCATGGTCCCAATCTGATAGTATCCTTCCAGTGTGTCCTGTGTTGGAATCTCGATTGCATATGCCACTTCACCTGCTCCAGTTGCAGCTTGGAATGCTTCTGAAACAATGGTGATACTGTCTGGAAGCAGATTGATGGTGCCAGATGTTGGAAGTGTCGTTGGATCAACCAATGAACTGTCCATCACCAAGACAGCTGACTTGGCATCTGTTGCTTTGGTCCACAATCCTTCACTGTTTTGGACAATCTTGATGATATGCTTGTTCTCACCATCCACCAGTTCTGCACGCCATCCAACGCATTCACCATACTTGAGATATATGTTTTTGGTCACATTGGTTGGAACCAGTGTTGCACCCTTGCGTTCAAAGGTACCTGACAGACCAGTTGAAACATCAATGCTGATGGCTGTGGACCAGCTTGAACCATTCCATGTCTTCAGTGTTGCATTCTTCCAGTTGATGTTTGACAGATGGAGACCAGCAACATCATTCAGACCAAGATTCTTTTCAATCGACTTGGTGACCGGGTCTGTGTACCATGCAATGCGTTCTGTGGATGTGTCATCAACACTTCTCCACACAACCCTTGGAGACAAGGCCA